ACGATGTTGTCGAGTCCCTCAGACAGGCTCTTGAGCACGTCCACACGGTCCTCCGACTCAAGGTCGCCAGCGCAGTTGATGATAACGTCAGGGTTGAATGACAGCACTCTCGTCCGCACATTCTCGAAGTCCTGGATGTCGTTACCTTCTCCCGCAAGAACCCCAACCTTTCCATGCTCTGGCGGTCCGAGTCTAAACGGGACAGAGTTCATCTGAAGCCTGTTTAGGTTGTAGGTCGCCTGTGCGGACCCACGGTCACACACTAGCACCTCCATTCCCACGCTATACATCTCTTCTGTTAGACTGGAACCGATGAATCCCATGCCACCAAAAATTAAAACTTTCATGTTATCCTCCATAAAGTTCAATCATTATAGACACTATAGTCTCCCTGTCAAGTGGAATTCCTGTTGCACTGTGCGCAACAATGGCTTCAAGTAGCGCGTCCCACACTATCCCGAGCGGAATACCGCTCTCCTGGGCACACATGATCGTGTTGAGCATGTTCTCGGACAGCGCTAAAGATAACTCCGCGACGTCTCCTGATTCAAGCGCATTTGAGCACTCTTCTGCGGACATCTTCATCTTGGCGGAGCATCCCCTTACTGTCGGGTAGTCCGGTATTGAAGGTCTGTCCGAAACGGAGTGCGTTCCAGCGATTACTGAAAGGCACTCTGCATCTTCCCACGGTGTCCACTTCTTCACGGTTCCTCCTTGAGAGACACAAAAGGGGCCGAAGCCCCTTGAGTATCCTGTACGCGGCTTAATGTGCGCGCTGGATCACCTCTCACTGTAGTTATACCCTAAGAGATACGTTTAATGTACGACTTAATGTGCTTGATGACTGTTTTTCTTGGCTTGCCGTACTTGTTGTCTCCAGCATTCTCTGCGTCAAGCATCTTGTTGGCGTATTCCAGGTCTGGCTCGTGCTCTCGCAGCCAGTTGTCTACCAAGCTGGCAGGAATGTCTAGCCCGTAGTAATCTCCTGAATCTTCGTTCTTGATCTCTTCAGGGTACACTGGACCGCTGTCCATTACCGCTGGCTCTTCTGGGGCCTCTTTCCAACGTCGGATCATAAGCGTTCGCTTTCCTCCGCTAGTCTTTGGCTCTGCGTATGCGTAACCATCGTCACCCTTGCGGACTCGGATGACCTCACCCGGCGAGTGGATCTTCTTTGGGCACGGGCGCCCCTGTAGCTTCTTTCTCATTAACATTAGTATGTTCTCCCAGGAATAACGGCCATGTATCGAGACACGATACGGTACACGATGGGTGGCCATCCTCCAAAATCGCCCTGATCACCACGCTCGAACTTCTTATAAGAGTACGCTCCGATTGTCTCGGACTGCTTATCGTCAGTCTTCTTCATGATGTCCACGGCCAGTAATGTGATCGCTTGGTCGAGGTCTGCTGGAATAGCTGGGAACCCTGAAAGGTACTCAACTGTTACAGTCTGTCGCCCATAAGCGAATTCTGCAGCCCTGCCTGTAAGGCACAACCATCGGTCGGCCCTGGTGTAGTGGTCGTCCGATGCTAGGGCTGAATCTCCGTTTGTCACGGATGTGATAGAGTTAGCCCAACGTCGAAGCCTGAGCGTATCTTGCCCTGACTCCTCAACGTCGTACTTCTCTGTATACGTGGCTTCGGATAGACTGTCTAAATCAAGTGCTTCAGCAATCTCTGCTTCTGCGGACAATGAGGCTGCCAAGATGATCCCGTCTTGCGACGTATCGCTCGCATTCAGCCCCAAGTAACTTTTAATGTCGTCTACCCTTGCCATACTGTACCCCTACTTGATCTGGTTCATACGCTTAGTGATTGCGGCAATTACGCTCTTGCGGTTGCCTTCTCTCTTCTCTTGTACCACTAAATCGGCCAAATGCTTATCAAGCTCTCCGAGACCCAGCGCTGTTCTCATGCGAGAAGCGTTCTTTGAAGCCAAGTATGCAGCAGCGTCAAATTCTGGCTGCTCTTCTGCAACTTCCACAGTCTCTTCAACTACAGGAGCTTCAACAACTTCTGGCTTTTTCTGCCAGTATGTTTCGCGGCTTCGGATGTCTTCAGAGATGTCAATCCAACCTAAACGCCATGCGCGCTCAGCGAGGTACTTTGTTCGTGGGTAGATGGCAACAACAACCTCTCCGTCGTACCGCAGCTTGCTGCTGTTCTGTACTTCAGAGTAATTCTGTACCTTGTACACTAAACTAGGATCTCGGTCACGACGAATCATGATCGCCTTGCACTGGATGTCTTTCATTGGGTGATCAGGGCTTTCAAGCTCTGGCTCGTACTTGTATTTGTAATTAATCATATCAACTCCGTCATTAGTTCTGTCTGGTTATACCCTCGTTAGCACACTAATGAATCAAAAAAGAACGGGCAGCCACCGTGACTACCCGCTCAAGAGACAACAAAATGAGAATTGCAAGACTTGACACTTGCAACTGTATTATACCCCATAAGTGAGCCAACGCGATACGGCCAGATCAAAAAAAACCCCCTGTCCGGAGACAGAGGGAATCTTTAAGCGGTTGCTTCAGTGCAATTATGCGCTGATGCCGAGAAGGATGCAAAGACCCAAGTCGTTAGCCAGAACCAAGGCCAAGTCGCAGTACATTTCAACTTCGCTGAATTGGCTGGTGCTTTGAGCAACAGGCATAACAGTTAAAGGAGAAAGTTCTGCGATGTAGCAGTGACGCTTGTTCACAACGCAGAGAGCGGTAGTAGTACCACCGGTCATAGCGGAGATAGCACCGGCACCGTCCATGTCGATGACGTCAGTCATGCCTGTGGAGGTTACGAGGGGGATGCCATCGTATGAACGAACGCGGAAACCAGCTTTGATTTCGACCATGTCGTTGAAAGCCTGCTGAGCTTGAAGAGCAGCGTTGACCTTGCGGATACCAGCGAAGGAACCGAAGATAACGATGTCGTTGCGGTTGCCAGAGCCCTTGACTTTGTCAATGGCTTCGTCCAACTTGGAAAGAACCAAGTCGTCGCCAGCAGCAGCAGTTGAGTTAGCAACAGTCTGACCAGAAGCAACTTGTTTGAACAATCCGTCGATGCTGTTAGGGTCAACAGTAGAGTTACCTAAGAAGATAGCGTTCTCAAGAGCGTTTGCGTAGTCTTCAGCTTTGCCCTGCAATTCGATTGCAAGTGCGTCACCGTAAGAAGCAGCGCGAGCAGCAGCTTTACGAGTAACCTTGACTTTCGTCAAAAGGGTCTTGAAAGGGAAAGACTCTTGAGCGTAAGTTCCGCTTTCTTCTGTGGCTGAATCAGTGTCAGCAACCCATGCGCCACCGGCAGCACCAGCAGAACGCTTGTTGATGTAAACTGCATCGCCGCTTCCAGCTTTGCGATCCAGAACGGCTTGTGCGCCCATTTCGCGAAGTGTAAGTTGCTCAACAACCTTGTTAATGTTCTTTTGAAGAAGCACGCTTCCGACGCTTCCGACGCTAAGTGCTCTTTCAACCATTTCTGACCGCTCAGGGTCTGTAGTTACGAATTCCATAAGAATCTCCTAAAAATCCCGTTATTTGCGGGCAGTAAAGTTATCTGTAATAAGACCAGACTCGACACCTTCGCCCAATAAGCTGGACAATGCGTTCGTAAGGTCGTTGTAGTGTGCTTCAGTGAAGTTCACTTCAGCGGTTAAGTTTTGCTTCTCTTCTTTCTTGTCGTCTGCTTCACTGCGTCCAACGGTTGGAAGTTCTGCTTTCGGCAAAGGTTGTGCTTCAAGTTCTTCAACTTTGGCTTTCAACTCTTCAACCTGTGAATTAATGTTAGGCTCGGAACGCTCGACTTCTTCGACTACAGGCTCTTCGGCAACAACAGGAGTCTCAAGAGCAGCAACGCGCTCGTTAAGGGTCTCGATGGTGTTACGGAGGTCCATGATAACGTCAAGGAGTTCGTTAGAACGATTGTCTTCGTCAGCAGGCTCTTCAGCAGGCTCTTCGGTGTCTTCGTCGGCTTCAGGAGTTTCGTCGATTTCTTCTGCTTCAGGCGCCTCTTCAATCTCGGCAGCAGGTTCTTCGTCTTCAACGATTTCCTCTTCTTCCTCGACTTCGTCAGCTTCGTCTGCTTCTTCAATCTCTTCAATCTCTTCTTCGGCTTCCTCGGAAACTTCTTCAGCAGCTTCTACAACTTCTTCTGTGCGCTCTTCAGCGACAGCTTCGTTTGCAAGCTCGATAACATCAGACAACAGTTCTTCAACTGTTCCTTCTGTTTCTGTGTTTTCCATAGTAATCTCCAGTTCGGATCGGGTTTCAGTTGGTTGTACCCCCACCACTTCCACTTCTTTACAACGCGAAATCGCATTTCCTAAAGAACGAGCCAGATCTAAGCCGACTGAATCGGGGTTAGCTGGTCGCCTTGTGATAGCTAGGTGGTCGAGCACAACATTATCAATAATAATTCTTTCAACTTCCTCATCGTCGCCTGTAACCATGCGAGCATCCACGAACCATCCACCGATGGACATTCCGATTGGCTGCTTGGAATCAAGCCTGCGAGCAAGGGCTTTTGCCTTCGGCTCTGTATCGTACAATTTAGACCATACTCGAAGAACATAGCCCTGCTCATCAGAATCAGCGGCTTCCGCCACCGTGCCAACTCGCTCAACTGTACTCTTGTATGTCTCACCGATAACCTCGTCCCATTCCACAGCGCCCTGATCACCATTGTGACGGGGAGTAAGTGGAACGCCCGTGTCAAACTGTACAGCCATGGTCTCAAGCCCTCGCAGGCTCATTTCCGTACCGTACGAGTCGACACTGGTACTTGAAGCGATTCCAACTACGGCACCAGCGTCTGCTGCGTCGTACTCTTTCTCTTCATCATCCTTCCATGAACCTTGGCTGATGCCAAACTTTCTATTGAAAGGAATGCCTGGAAGCGATCTCTCGCCGTCCATTACTTCAAGGAGTTTGTATTCATTATCGGAGATGTGTTCTACATTAAACGTGAGGTTGTCATATTTGATCGTTTTCACTGTTAATCTCCATACTTAAAGGGATTATACCCCTGTGGGCATAATTTCGTTAATTCGCTTCTGGTTGGCTATCGCTTTCTTCTTCCCCGTCGACTTCTGAGTCTGCGTACGCCTGTATGGGCGTTTCGCCCCTGGCTACATCCTCAAGACGAAGAATCATATTCCCTTCCCCAACAGTGAAAGTGTCACCGTCTTCGATTGGAAGCATCCCCAGAGCTTCGCGAGCCTCGTTGCGAGACATCATGCCCGCTCCAACTGCTCTGCCCAGCATGTCGATTCTAGCTTCCTGGTCCTTCTGTGTGAGCTTGGCTTCTCTGTCGAACTTAAACTCAACATGGTCAGCGTGCTCATCTCCGATGTACTCTGCAACCAGGGCCGGAATAATGCGCTTGTTCAACATGCCCTCAATAAGCTCCAGTATTGGAGTAATCAGGTGTGATGAAGAAACGTCAAGTTGTGCCTGCGCTGTTGAGCGGTTGACGTCGGACACGGCACCCATCTCTACGGGCATAACGCCAAAGGCGCGCCAGATGGTTCGTGTGATTCGTTCGATTACTTCGCTCAACTCAAGTTCCTTGGCGGAAGTCTGCATTGAGATCCATTCAGCGTTACCTGCCTGAGGGCTTGGGAAGTGAAGCATTCGTAGCTTCTGGTCGTTCCCGGCCTCGCTCCTGAAGTCCTGCATGGCATCTTGTGCCGCTCTTCCAGAAACGCCGCTAAGGACCAGCAGTCCCGGAGGAACTTCGTTGGCGTCAGCGGTCTTCATGGCTCGCTCACCGTACCGCAGAACGGCGACAATCTCGTTCAAGATAGTCTCGATGATGGGCATACCTTCGCTGTAGCTAGTGTTTGGAAAGAGGTTCATGTAAACTAATTCGTCCCGCTTGAACTCAATGGCTCCAGCAAGGCCAGCATGCTGTACGTACTTCTCAACCTGTCCGTATCTGTCGGTAACAACGCGGAAGTCGTCTCCCCTACGTGCGCGCAGTTCTTGGAGACGCTTCTTTCGGTCCTTGACGGGCTCGATTGCGGCAGCATCGTAAACCAGGAGGTCAACGATGATCATGAAGATGAATTGCTGGAATGTTCTTCCGTCGCGGTCAGGATTCTTAAGGAAGCGCTGAATCTGGCGGCTCAGCTTGACCATCTTTTCGTAGTGTGCTTGGTCTCCGGTGTCGACCATGTCCGATACATTTACTGACCAGTCCCAGGTTGATACGCGACGAGCGATGGAGTCAACGCATGCTCTGACTTCAGGAACCTTAAAGTAGCAAGACCAAAGCTGCTCTGTGGTAAGGCTTCGGTTAGGGGCGTTAGTCTCAAGATTTCCGACTCCCGACATTGAATTCAGGGATGAGTTAAGAAGCGTGCTGTGCGCAGGATGTACTGCCTGGGCCTTTCGCTCAGCCACTGGTGCGTGCGTGTCTGCAGCCAACCATCCGCCTAACTTGGCAGGAGGTGCAGTTCTCTTCGCTACTGGCATCGGGCCTCTTTTGAAAAATTTCATTTCGGATCTCCACTTGGTTTGATAACAAAGACGTTATACCCCAAATAACACTAAAGGACTAACAATTAGGTCTGGCCGTAGTGAAATGATGTTTTGTGCCGCACACACGTAAGGGCTCCAGGGCCGTAGAAAATGGGGGCTGACGGGTGGAAAACCTTGAGCGTCAGCGAACACTCTTTTCCCGTGAGAGGTCGTTTAAAACGATAATTTTTTAGTTCGACTCGAAGACGTGAGAATTTGAAAAATTGAAAAGATGTATGAGTAAGTAACTTGTTACTTATGAATATGTAAGTTACTCTTTCGGTAAGCAAACGCTGTACTGGTATCCATTTTTTGCTCTGAACCTACGCTAAGGAAAATGACACCCCTGTCATAATTAGGCCCAAAACACAAAAGTGACAGTGCTGTCATAATTAGTATTCTGTTGACTATGGGGGATCCTGTGGGTATTACTAATCGAACAAACATGGAGGATGATATGACACCAAACGAACTCACAGCACCACTGGCGGTATTACAGTCACAGATACGTGCCGCGCACGCCCTGAAGACCAAGAAGCTACGCACGGGGCCACTGAGGGGCTTGGAGGCACATGAATTCCCCAGCGCGCTCATTGACGCTGTAGAGTCAGGGCTGGTTAAGTTCTCAGGCTCTGGAAAGCTCAGCGTTACAACGAAGGGATTGTCTCTGCTTAGGCATTCGTAAGCCTCAGCTTAGGGCTCGCAATACGTCCATCGCTATACCTAAGGCCATGAAGTTTGTGTCCCAGAGTTCAAAGACAACAAACGCACAAAGAGCCACGATAACAAGTGCTATCGTGGCATCCAGTACATATTCGAGGTGTTCGAGGGTCATCAGCCAGTTTCTTTCACGTTCGACAGGAACGAGGTCGCGAGAAGGTTCTTCTCTGGCTGTGGCTGCCTGCCGATCAGTGTCATCGTTTGGTAGACATGTGATGTGTTAGAGTCTCTCCAGGTTCGGAGTTCAAGGCCAGCAGTGTGTATGATGCAGCGGTTCGATGTAGAGTGCCGAGCGGCGTCAAGCATCATCTCAAGTGCTTCTATCCCTATAGAGAGACGAACGTCGCGTCCACTGTCTGGTCCGCCAATGATCTGCTCCTGGAGCAACTCAGGCATTCCGGGTCTCTGTAGTGGGTTGTCGCGTATGATCGCGTGCTGGTGTCCGTCGATTGCTGTTAGCTCGTCAGGAAGAACTACTTCCTTCAAACCTTCGTTCTCTCGATAGGTGACCTGGATTGGATCGATTTCTTTACTCATATTTCCTCCACTTTTAAAAAAGTTGTTGACTAGGTTCCTTCAATGTTTATTATACCCTTGAACGTAGCGAATAACCCCTTTTAGGGTATAACAAAAAACCAATGAACGGAGGAATCCAATGAGTGACAATTTACCCAAGTGGCTTAGAGCCGCATACGCAAAACACGGATCAGAAGTTCACGCTCTGATCATTAACAACTCTTCTAAGAAGCGTGTAGGGTGGCGCAAGGTTGCTAAGCTCACGGGCTTGTCAGAGCGTAAGTCTGTTTACTTGCGTGACCTTGTGGAGTCGAATGGAGCCCCTGGTTCCTCTGAAGAATTAGAATATAGCGGGCCCAACAGCGACAAGGCTGGCCCACCATCAAACTCTGCAAAAGCTGACGCTCCTGCAGAGTACTCAACAATAAAGGAACTCGTCGAAGACAGCGGCGGACAACTCAACCGGGAGGTTTATGTGCAATCGAAAGGAATTTATGACTTGGCTTCAGCGGTTAAAGCTGCTGGCCTTAACGAAGAAGAGTGGATCATCAAGTCTTGGACGAGCAAGGCATGGCAGGGGTTCGCTAAGACCGCTGACGGCCCTGAAATTGTACAGATGCACGGTATCCGCTTCAACGCAGAGCGCCGGTTCGGTCCTGCTCACAATGGCCCAGTGCAAGTAAAGAAGCCCCTGCGCCGCAAGAAGAGCGACGAAGTCAAGGCCACAGAGTCTGTTCTCTGCATTCCTGACTCACAGCACGGGTACCGTTGGTCCGACAATCACGACTACATGATTCCACTGCACGACCGGGTAGCGTTCGACGCTATCGTTCAAGTGGCTGCTGACATGAAGCCTGACCACATCGTGCTTCTGGGCGACATGCTTGACCTCGCACCGTGGTCAACACGCTTCGCGCGCCCTCAAGACTTAATGGGAACGACAAACGCAGCACTCCACGAGTTGCACTGGCAGATTGCTCAGCTTCGCTTAGTGTCACCTACCAGCAAGATCTACTTCCTGGAAGGAAACCACGAGCAGCGCATCAACCGCGCACTGGTCGAGCTTATGCCTGAAGCACCGGGAATCAAGCGAGTTGGCGAGAAGAAGGAAGCCATGAGCGTTGAGCGTCTTCTGGCTCTGGACGAACTTGATGTCGAGTACATCGGACCTTACGGAGAAGGCATGTGGATGTGGAAGGACCAAGCCAAGACGCCGATCTGGTTCACACACGGTGACGTTGTTCGCGCTGGTGGCGGTTCAACTGCAGCAGCTATCTTGAAGTCAAGCCGTTACACACAAATCTACGGCCACATTCATCGAGTCGAGCACGTTGCCAAGACCATCCACGGTCACAACGGTCCAGAGACAATCCACGCGATGTCTCCAGGGTGCCTCTGCAATCTTACACCGGGCGTTTTGCCAGGTAGCAAGCGCGCTAACGATTGGAATCAGGCCGTGTCAGTAGGGTACTTGGATGCCGAGACGGGTGACTGTCACTACAGCATTGTTATGATTGAGAACGGCAGAATGTTTTTCGACGGGAAAGGCTATCAGGGTCGCGACCGTAGTGTCGAGATCGCCGAGTTTTGTGGGTATCCAGCTATGGTCTCTCCGGAACTTAGATAATGATTGCAGTGTACCGCATCAGCGCTGGGGAGCAGTACTACTTCGGTAGTGCTGTGAACCTTGAGAAGCGAAGCAGGGAGCATGTGAACAAGGCCAGATTAGGTACTCACAGGAACTTCAGGCTTCAGCGGGTGTGGGACAAATACGGGAAGTTTGACGTAGAGGTAATTGAGGAGTGCGACACGCACGAACAGGCGCTTGAGCTTGAACAGTTACTCCTAGACGTCACGTCATCTGACCGGCTGTGCATGAACATAAGAAAGTCGGTAAGTGGCGGAGGGAGCGAATCACGCTCTGCGGAATGCAGGGCCAAGATGAGCGAGGCTGGCAAGCGGTACTGGGCCAATCCAGAGAACCGGCGGTCTCGCACCTCAACACCAAAGGCTTGCATTATTCATAGGGACGGCGAAGAGCCGAAGACCTTCAGCACGCTGACCGAGGCTGTTGAATCAGTAGGGCGGTCTCCTTCGTGGGGATGCACCAAGATCAAGCGCGGCGGACGCTGCGATGTGCTTAAGTTAAACATCAAATATGCTTGACAAGTGATCTCTAACCGGCTATGGTGTGGTATAACAATAACAAGGAGGCTGTATGAAAAAATTACTTAGCAGAATGAAGAGAGCCACAAACGCATTCCTCAACGAGGACTACTCCAACA